GAATCAGCTCTCACTGGAACCACTCCAAAACCGGACACCCAAAGAAAAACCCGCCAGGTGGCGGGTCTTGTCTAATATCTTGTTGTTATCTACTTCTCTAAAATTCTTCTGGCACGACCAGGGAGGGAGAGCATCTCCCTGTAGGCGCTGCATCTTCCCTGCTCCTGGGCAACCTCACTGTGGGACTGCTCCAGGCGGTCCCGGCACAGCTCCAGCTGCTCCTGCAGGTAGGCCTCCACCAGCTGCCACTCCCGTGAGGAGAGTATTGGGATCAGCTGCTGCGCCTGTTGTCGGGTCAATGGGGTTTTCATGCTCTGGTACCGCCTTCTGGGCATCAATATCCATACTCTCTGCTGCACTGCGCAACAGATACTCACGATCGGTCAGGGTGGCATCGACCGGATTGGCAGTCATCTCCATAAACTGGATCAGCCGCTGACTCTGGATCTCACGGGCCACCAGTGCGGTAGAGCCGCGCGCCACCACCTTCAGATCCCCCTTGATCTCATCCTTCTCACTCCACTGCATGTTCCAGTCGACCATCGACTGGATCAGTGGCCGGATCATGAAGTCGTCGATGTTTTTGATCACCGACTTGACCACCACATTGGCCGCCCCCATCAGCATCGACATCCCCGAGGCGGTCTTGTTTAGCCCCGGCATCTGCTGGCCATGGGTATAGCTCGGCAGACTGGTCTCCTCATCGGCAAAGCGACGAAACAGCTCAATCACCGTCCCCAGATTGCCGGAGACATTGGTGGGCTGGTAAAACCTGAGCATCGGGGTGGCAGAGTCCCCTCCAGATCTGAGCCACACCTTCCAGGGGTGGAGATCGGTGGGATCTTCACCCGGGTCCAGCAGGTCGAGATTGATCTCCACCTGCGGCCCTGAGCTGATCGAGAGGTTATCGAGAAAGACCCTCACTGCGGTGTTCATGGTCACCTGCGAGTCACGCATCATCCGCGCCACCCCAACCCCCCAAAACTGATGGGGAATCCGCTCATAGGGGACAATCTGGTATGGCAGCAGCTCCCGCTTGTAGGGGTTTAGCTGCGCCTTTATCACCCGACCCCCGCAGATCCAGACATTGGCCTGCAGCTCCCGGGTTACCTCATCGGCCTCCACCTGGCAGCCACACTCCATCAGATCATGGCCATCCACCTGCCCCCAGTACTCCAGCACATCAAAGCGCCCGGAGTCTGCGGTAGTGGTCAGCCCTGCAATCTGGCGGCGCTCAACCTCATGGTCGAGTTGACTATGGGTGCCACTCTCATTCTCCCGGATCACCTGCTCTATGGTGTCGCTATCAAAATCCCTCCCCGACTCCCCAAGCTCGCGGAGCTGGGCACGGGTCAATACATGACGCTCGAAGATCCCGGTCGCATCGGCAATCGAGATTGCATAGGGGTCGGGATAGAGATCAAAGACACTGACTGCACTGATCTGGGGGGAGAGAGACTCCTCATGGCTGATCTCCCAGCCACCCTCCATCTCCGCCCAGCTGGTCTCACGCTCCACCCGCATGGTGGCGCCCTTGATGGCACCATTTCCCACCACACACATCTCCAGAATGGCAGACTTGAGATGGGCCTCAAACTGCCCCTCCACCAGCTGGTCCTCTACCTCCAGCTCCATCTGCTCGGCAGAGGCCCTGGCGGAGTCCACTATCTCCTCTCTCATCACCTCACGCAGCTCGCTCTCACGCTGGGCGGTGAAACTATTGAAGTCACTCTCCGGGAGATCATAGGCAAACTGCCCCATCTCCCCGATCGCCTGACGCTTGATCTCAACCTCCGACTCCACCGCAAGCTCTGGCACCGGAGTCGCCCCGATCGACCAAGGCTTTTCACCAGATTGGAGCAGCAGGTCAATAATCCGTGAGTAGGCCGCCATCACCTTGGTGCGGGTCAGCCCTACAAAGACCCTGGAGCGGGCACGGTTACGGTTGAAGGCTGCCCTCTCCTCCGGGCTGTAGCTGGAGTTGAAGGCTCTAAGATCACTGAGCCACTCCTCCTCAATCTCGCGCTTGGAGTGCTTCCACTCCTCAAACTTGCTGCTGAGCCTGCTCCCGAAGCCATCAAAGTTTGTGCGCCGATCCCCCTTCTTATCCTCTGGAAAGAGCGGCTCACTCTTGATCTTCTCCCTGCCCATCAATAGCCTCCCACACTGGAGATCGGCTGGTATCTGGGCCTGGCTGTTCGTTTCATGTTTATTCTCGGCATTCTCACCACCATCTCCTGGGCAATTGCATAGCTCATCACCCGGTCATCAAAACAGCCGTGCTCTGCATTGGTGGAGCCACTCTCCTCAACCACATAGCTGCGACACTCCTCCACCGTCTCCCGGCAGACAATCCCGCTCTCCCCATCACGCAGCAGACCTGCCAACCGGTCAATGATCAGCGGCTTGCTCCTGGTGGTGGTGAGCCATCCAATTCTCTTGGTCTGCTTGCCATCTGCCCTGCGGTCGAGGTGCTCCTCGGCGTAGAGGTTTGGATAGCCGCTGTTTTTAAGTGCTGTTAGCGTAGTGAGGCCATGGTTATTGCGCTCAACACCAATAAAAGCACCAAAATAATATCTTCCAAGAACTCCAAGGATCTCTCCAAAACGGTCAGGCTCAACATGGCCATGCCACTGCGCCACCTGATTTCCCCTCTCATCGACCACATCAGCACAGGAGTAGTCTCCATGTACCAAACCCTCCGCCACATCGGCCCCGATCACATACTGCACCCCGGCCTCCGGCTCTTGCCAGACCCTCAAACTTCCAGATTTGTAGTCGATTGGTCGACCACCTCTAATCTCTGCCCTGCGAACCGGTGAGTAACACTCATCTACTGCCCCCATAATCCAGTTTGGATCAAATACCGGTCTGCCCGAGAAGAGAAAGGCCTCCTCGGCACTACAGGGATACTCCTGTTTGAAGAGATCCTCACTCTTGAGCTCATGAATCTTTGCCCTGCGCCAGGATAACTGCTCATCAGAGAGCCCATGGCGGCGGGCTAAGGTCTGCTCCTCCTTGTCCGGGGTAAAACCGGTCGCATCCCGCAGATACTCCTCCTGCCAGTACCACGGCACAAAGATGGGGATGTAATCACCCGCACCACTTACCGCATCCTGCCAGAGGTCATGGAAGACCCCACCCACCCCATTGGCGGTGGACTCCAGGATGATCTCGGTATTCTCCTCACTCGGTACTGCCTGCAGCACCCCTGCCATATGGGTCTCGGCATTGGGCCAGAAGGCCACCTCTGAGCCGTGAAAGAACTGCACCGTAGAGGATCTTCCCACCCCCTTGGTGCCGGCTGTTCCGATCTTGTAACCGGAATCCAATCGGTCAAAGGCGAGCTCCTTGGCATTCGAGGCCCCGGCGCTCGGCTTTACCAGCTCTGGGCAGTGCTCGTGATAGCGGGTCGTCATCTCAAATAGGTTCTGGGTCGCTGCATCCTCATGGGTGAGGATAAAGGCACGACGGCCTCTGCTATGGGTCACTCTCCAGTAAAAACGGCCCTCCACATAGGTGGAGCAGCCCTGCTGTCTCCCCTTGAGGATGATTGCCCTTACCCGTCCGGCCTCCTTTAGCTGCTGCTCAATCCTGGTGTGGATGTATTGCTGTGCAGTATTGAGGGTAAGCTTGCTTACCTCTCCTGATTTGGATCGGATCTGCAGGCAGCGGCTGGCATAGTGGTCAAAGTCATCCTTGAGCCTCTGCCGTATCCGTCGCTCCCTTGCATTCATTCGAGCTCAGCAAGCAGATCCTCATGTGCTGTGATGGTTGCATCAACGGTCATCTCTACTGCCTTGCGCTTGGGGGCTACATACTGGGCAAGCTCCCTGTACATCTGTCCCGCCAACCCCTTCTCACCATTTGCCTCTGCCTCTTTGGCAAGACGTGCCATCCCCACAATCGGATCGCAATCCATCTCCGATAACATCTCTGCAATGCGCTCTGAGTATTTGGTAGGCGATCCTTTGGGGCGTCCTGCGCCTGGGCGTCTTCCACCTCTTCCAGCCATATTGATTTCCCTGATTGTTTTCAAATAGATGCTGCCAGCGCACTGTGCTTCGCTCTATAGGTTTAGCTTTCTGGGTTCACAGGGTGGCAGCGTGTTTCATAAAAAAAGCCCATGGATCTCTCCACAGGCTCTTCTCGCAATTTAGCTCTTTATACGCCGATACCGGGGGGTTTGCACGGACACTTTGTCCGTTTTTATTAAGATAATTAAATCAGAATAAAGCGCTCTGTTCTGGAGGTTTAATTTCCTCAACCCAATCTTTTATCCAACTAATAAACTGATTTGTAAACCTAACCCCAGTTATTTTCCCCTTATATTTATTAACCATAAATAAGTGACTATAGTCTTGCATCGGATGATACACATTACCTTCTTTCTTAAGAACACCATGCTCAATCAAACACTTATTAAACGCTCTTGTTGATTGGAAATAATCCTCTCCTTCGCCTTTTAAATGTTCAACAACTTCTTTAGCGGAATACCCATTATTTTTTCTATATATATCCTCTATTTCATTGTAGGTTATATTCTCAGTCGCTAAAAATTGTTCTTCCGAATGCAAATATACTTTTATCTTCTTTTTATTCTCAAGCGCCCTTAGTATATTTTGGTAACTGCCTTTGCTTTTTCCATCCCATATTACCAGACTATAGTCACTATCTTGGGTCATAGCAGAATCTTTTTCCTTCTGCCTTTCTCTTTCCTTTTTTGTGTCGCTTTTAACCGCTATATATTGTTTATTGAACTCAGGAACTTTGTATCTTGGAGATGAGTAAATTGAATACACCGTAACATTCGAGTAGTTTAATATTTTGCAAAAATCCTGGACTAGCGTATCTATCCCATCAGCATCACCAACCAAAATCTCTAGATTTTGATCTTTTATTTTCCGTATACTATCTTCTATACAATCAGGGAGCTGCGTTATAGTAATGGAACCAGAAATAAATACCTTATTATTCATTAGACTTTACTTCCTTGTCTTGGTTAATGTAACCACATACACTTTTTGCACCTTACCTGCTGAGCGTAACGTTTTTGTTATTTCATTTAGCGTTGAGCCAGAGTCATACACATCATCAAAAAGCAATATACTTTTAGCTTGATACTTATCCCCTGAAATACCAAAGGCACTATCTAATATTTCTCTTTTTTCAATCAGGCTGTTTACACCTTTTAACTGCTGTGTCTCTCTAACTTTAATTAGATACTCATTGTCTACTGAAATCTTTAACAACTGACCAATTTTTTTAGCCATTTCTGGCACTAGCTGAATCTCCCTGTTCTTAGATGGAGGTGTAGGCATAATAACATCAAGACATGGTGTAACTGATGATCTCTTTTGCATAAAATCAACAACAGCGTTGGACAACTTATTGATCAACTGAGATCTTTCATCAGACGATATGTCGACCCAATATTTTAAACGATGTAAAGCATAACCAACATCTGTATATTCATTATCAAACCCTTCCCCACCAGGGCGAGGTGTACTCTTAGTCGTATAAATATCCAATGCCCAACCGTTATCCCAATTACCATACAATTGTTGGGGATGGACAGACAACTTGTTATGCTGGACCACATCCTTACAACCATCTATTTCTGGACCATACTTCGATATATAAGGTTCGATTAAGTTAAATAGCTCATCATCAGGCATGCTAACTAAAGTATATTTGGGTATGCCGCATTTATCAGTGGGCAAACTAACATCCTCAGTCTCAGAGCATTTATAGTAAATATCTTCATAACATTGTCGTTTTTTTGAAATCTTCATGATGTAACAGTACAGACAGTAAACCCTGCCTACCTCACTCTGATGCTATATTTCTTAAAGTGTTTATTAGTTGCTACAACATACTTCATCAACATCAACACTTCATGCCGTTTCTCCACAGCAAATGTAATCTTTGCCGCAAAACCAGCATCACCGTCACCAACAACCTTCACACAATACCTTCCCAGGTTCTCATCTTGGTATACCGTACAAGTATTTCGGTGCTTATCGTCATACTTATCACTAGTGACCGAACAGCCATATTCAGATAATCCATCTGTAGACATCAATTGATCCATGATCTCCTTTACGAAATCCTTACCGTGATGTTTTCCTGGATTTACATTGATAGACTCAATTTTTGTTGTCTTTATCTTAGGATTACGAGTTAGGATCTCCCGGAATTTCTTGAACATCTTTCTTCTTGAGGATTGATCTTCTCTCTGGGCGTACTGATCTACAATCGCATCCTGTTTTCTTAAATCTTCTTTTAGCTGCATTACTTGCAGACCCTTCTCTTCCAGCTGCTCTGTTAACAACTGGATCTTCTCTGTGGACCGTCCTGTAATGTTACTCTCTTCATCTAGCAGCTCTTCTGCTGCAGAAAGATCATCCCGCAGACTATTGACACCGTCCTGAGCTAATCTGAGCTTATCTTCTACCTGATCTCTCTCATCAATTAACCTAAGCTTGCTGTCTTCATGCGCTCTGCTAACCTTATTCAACAAAATCAGAACCACAGAAAGCACCACAAATGATAGCGCCAAGAATTTATAGAAGACTCTACTGCCACCACTATTACAACCATCAATATGGTTGCATGTAATCGCATTGTAAATGGAAATAAATAAGCTTGGTTTGACGTTTGATACGATCTCCAACATCAAACCTAATGATTCTATATTTTGTTGTTGTGGGGCGATATCAGATAGCTTGATCGGCTCTCGGTCTTTATGCCTATCTCTTCTATCATCTTGATCAAGACGCACCACACCACCTCTATCCTTCAAGATAAAGTGCATCCTGTAGTAGCTTGATCTATTTATCTCGCCGAGAAAGCGGGTGATCTCTTTTTCCACGCAACGATCCACATCATTGTATTGCTCCATGCACAATGATGCATACTGGTTAACAACAACTGCATTTTTCTTTACATCTGATCGAGCATCAACTTCTGCAAACTTATAAAATTCAGCATTATTGATTAAGGTAAGGGTTGATGCCGCTAAAAGCATTAGCAATACAACAAGCAGCCAATAGACACTTCTTTTATAGAGAACTCCAAATACCATCACTCGCACACTCCTCACTACCACCAAAACACAGAACTTAACTTTACCCTAAATTTCTCTTTCTTACCTCTCCACCCCACAACATCCCCTGCAGAGCCATCTCAGCGAGATCAATCTGCTCGTAGACATCGGTTTTGCAGACCCCCACCTCATGGGCGATCTTGCGCCCTGACCATCCCCATACCCACTTGAGACGTATCATCCTGGCTTTGAGGCCATCCCTGGCGCTTAGGTTGCGCA